AGCCCGCTTCGCCTCGCGGCGATCGGTCTCAGCCTGGATGCGACGCTCTAACTCCTCGTTCGTCAGGTTCAGCGTCTGCGACGCGGCATCCGTCGCTTTCGAGTCCCCGTCCGCGCTCGAGGTCTCCGAGCTGGAGCTGCGATTGAACAGTCGCTGCCACCAGCCTGGTGAAGACCCTTCGCGCTGCTCGTCGGAACCCGATTCAACAGGTGCAGCATCGGGCGTCTGAACGTCCGTCGAAGGCGTGTTTGGTTGTTCAGGCTGCATTATCGGTCACCTCAGCCGAAAGGGGAATAGTTGGACGAATACATGCTGGGATCCCAATTCCACGGCATGACGCCGCCGGTGTACGCGGTGGCGGCGCCGTAATTCTGGCCAGGCACCTGATTCGCCGGCGCTGCACCAGGCATCGGCACACCCGCCTGAATGCGCTGTGCGGCCACGTCGTTGGCCTGGTTCTGCATCCGCTCAGCGAGCCACTGGTCAGTGGGCAGACCGCCCGTCCCAGCGCCTGCACCTGCGGTGGCGCCCACCGGGGCAGCCGGTGGCGGAGGTGCGCCGCCAGGGAAGTAGCGGTCGCGCGCGAGCATGTCCGGGGTGAACGCCGCTTGCAGGTTGGGCGGTGGGACACCCGCCCCCTGCGCCATGGTGGGGTCGATGTACTTGAGCGCGTTCTGCTGCTGCTGCTGCGCGAGCTCGACTGGATTCGGGCCCTGCCACGTAAACGCGTCCGCCCCCAGTCCTTTCATAAACGGCGACTTCTGGGCGATCTGGGCCGCCGCCGCGCCGAAGCCCGGCCCCACCGGTCTGGCCTCGCGCAGCGCGTTGAAGGCGTTCACCCCCAGCGTCCCCGCGTTGGTCGCCGCGGCCTGGGCAGCGGTGCGCATGTCGGCGATCTGCTTCGCCTGTTCCTGCTGCGCCGCCTGCTGCGCGGCGTCGAGGACCTTGATCTGGGGGCTGACGTTCTGGTCGTACCAGGTGTTGAAATCCGACAGTGCCTGGGCGTTGGTGTAATTCGGATCGCTCTGTGAGCGCGTCAGCAGCTCGTTCTTTTTGGCCTGCGCGATCTGATCGATCTGCTGCGCCCGCGCAGCGATCTCCGCTGGCGACTTCGGCACAAACGATGGATTCGGCTGGGTGGAGATCTTGCCCTGCGCATCCATCGTGGTGATGTACTGCTCGTTGCCCTGCGTGTTGACGACGGTGGGTTTGGGCGCCACATAGTTCGGATTCACCACCTGGCTCATCGTTCCGTCCGGCTGCTGCTGGACGATGTACGGGCTCGAGGTGTCGGTGGTGATCGTGGTCGGCTTCGGCTTGTAGTTCGGATTGGCGATCTGCTCGATCGAGCCATCGGCCTTCTGGCGCACGATGAACGGGCTGGTGGTGTCGGTGCCCACCACCGTCGGCGTCTTCGGCACGTAGTTCGGATTGGGCAGCTGCTTCAGCGTGCCGTCCGGCTGCTGTTGCAGGATGAACTGGCTCGAGGTGTCGGCGGTGCTGCCCACCACCGTGGGCGTCTTGGCCTGATAGTTCGGATTGGCGATCGTCTTGATGGTGCCGTCGGGCTGCTGCTGGACGATGAACTTGCTGGCCGTATCGGGGGCGATCGTGCTCGCCTTGGGCGGGACGTAGTTCGGATTCGCCGTCGTGCTCAGGGTGCCACTGGCGTCCTGACGCACGATGAACTGGTCGGTGGTATTGGTGCTGATCTGGCCCGGTTTCGGGGGCACGTAGTTCGGGTTGAAGACCGGCACCAGCTCGCCCGTCTTCTGGTCGACGGTGACGATGTACTGGTCGGTGGTGTTGGTGGAGACCGTGTTGACGCCGAGCGGCTTACCCCCGGCATCGAGAATCTTTTGCGGCGGCTCATCCGGCTTCAGCTTGTCGACGCGCCACACCGAGCCGTCAGGACGCGTGATGTTCTCGATGTTGGAAGCTGTCGTCGCGCCCGGCCGGTAACCCGGGTTCCTGAAGTAGACGTAGCCCGGTGGTGGAGTTGGCGCCGCCGGATCAGACGCCATGCCCTTGGCCTGATCAGCCTGGATGGCGATCCACTCCTGCCCAGTGGGCATGCTGAGCGTGGGCGAGCCGCCCCCGCCGAGCCGTGCCAGCGCGTCAAGTGTGGCCTGGTCCAGAGGTGCTGGTTGCGGAGGCATCAAAGTCCCTCCCCATCGGGTATGGTTCGGCGCATGTCAGAAGAGTCACCCGGACGTGATTGGGATGCGCTGCTCAATCCGACGCCCCTTGCGTACCACCAGCGCCGCGCGGCTGAACACGCGCGAGCTCGAGCGCTCTGGCGCACGCGCGCCTGGAGCGCGTTCTGCGCCGTCGTCATCGTCGGCATTTTCATCGGCTGGTTTGCGTTACTGCCGCAACTCCACCAGGTGCCCGTCGTGGGCGACCTGATCTGGTTTGTGGTGCTGCTGCCGAGCATGTGCTTCGTCGCGTACCTCATCCTCCGGCGGCTTGAGCGGCTGGTTCTTCCGTCAGCTGAGCGGGAGCTCCACCTCGAGTAGCCTGGCGGCGCCGTAGCGCATCCTGGAACTCGCCGAGTGCCTGCGGCAGGAGCTCCCCCTGCATACCCGTGCGCGCCGCCTGTCGCGCAATGGAGTAGAACTGGTCGACTTTCGCCGCCTTCTCATCGTCCGACAGCGCGTCCCACTGTGGAGTGCCGATGATCCCCGACAGCAGCGAATACGCCAGCGCTCCCGACTGCTGCTGGTAGTGCCGTCGCTGGTCGTCATCGAGGGTGGTGGGCAGTGAGACCTGATTGTTGACGGGCACGTCCACGCTCTTGCCGACAAACCCCGGCTCCACGGTGTAGTTGCCGAGCTTCTTCGGCAGCCCCGGCGTCTGGACGCCCTGCAACCGCTTCAGCTCGATCTCCACCGGGTCGGTCGTCTCCTGGCTGTACGGGAACGGATTGACTACCGCGCTGAGGCTGTTGCTCACCCGGTGGCGCGTCTCGCCAAAGGCACCCACAGCCTCCGGCACGTTGCTCTGCAGCCCCGGCAGGTTCATCTCGGCACGCTGCAGGACACCTTCCCAGCCCTTGTCTTTGGGATCGCGCACGACGTCATCGGTCATCCGAGCGATGGCGCGGAGCGCACCGGGAGCGACGACGTTGCTCAACTGTTGGCCGGCGAACGTGGTCGCCAGCTGGCCCACGTCGACGTTGGTGCCCTGGCCCTGTAGCAGGTCGAGGACCTGGGTGAGCCCGTCAGTGAACTGGGTGTTGGCCAGCCCGCGCGCCATGGCAAACGCCGCGACCGTCCCGAGTGCGCCCAGGTCGCTGTCCTTGCCCTCGAGCTTGTTGCGGTTCATCGCGTCGGCGATGTCCGCCGCGGAACCGACCAGTGCTGTGAACGGCTGCAGCGCCTCGTAGCTCTGCCAGCCGCCGGTCGGCGTCTTGAAGGAATACGGCGTCTTGCCCTCGCGTTCCCACTGGGCGCGCTCCACCGGATCGTCCGGGGCGCGCCCGGTCAGGTTGCCCGACTCGGCGTACTTGAACATGCCGTACATCAGCAGGCTGCCCAGCGTCGCGCGCGACAGTCGGTCCGCGAGCTCGCCCGACCCGGCTGTCTGGAGTGCCGCGCGCCCGGCCGGCGTCTTGGCGTCCCACAACATCTTGCCGAAGCCGGCTGGCGAGCGCTCGAGGGTGTACTTGGCGATGTTGATGGGCACGCGCACGAACGGCATGATGCCCTTCACGCCCGGCCATTCCTTGCTCAGCTGGTTGATGCCCGCGGACGCCCGGTCGGTCTGCTTGAAGGTGCGATACTCGGACATGCTCTCGGCGGCCTTGAGCATGTCGTCGCTCGGCGCACTGGTGAGTTGCGCCACGCGGTTGGTGAACGCTTCGCCGTCCAGCCCTTCCTGTTTGGCCTGGCGGTACGCCTGAGCGCGGATATCGGCGGCGCGATTGATGGCACCGAACGCCTGGTCCTCTGCCTCGAGCGAACGCCCGGGATAGCCAATGAATTCGCCCGGCGTGCCCGCGAAGGGCTCGTGCGCCAGCCGCCCGAGCTCGCCCGACTTGGAGACGTTGCCGTACCTCAGCGACTGCGTTACCGCCGGCAGCACGTCGTTCTGCAGCGCATCCTTGTAGCCCGCCAGCTGTGCGCCAGCCTCACCGAAGTAGCGCTGGCGCGGACCCGTTTCGCCGAGCAATCGTCGCGCCGTCGGATCCCAGGCTGCCGCACCGAGCTGCTCAAGTGGCGTGGTGAGCGCCACGGCCGTGTTGCCGACCACGTTCCGCACCTGCGTCAGTGGATTCGACAGCAGGTTGAAGTAGTACAGCGCGGTCACGTAGTCACCCCAGGTGTGGTTGCGCACCACCCTCGCGAACGAGCCGACCTTCTCTGGATCGGGACGCCCCCACTCATCGGTCAGGCCGACCTTGCTCAGGTCGCTGGCGTACGTGTCGGTGTCCGGCGCCTTGGCACGTCGCGCCATGTCGTCGAGCTGCTCGTCTGCGGCGCGCTGGCCAGCGCGGGTGAGCTTGCCCTCGCGAGTGGTCTTCAACTGCGACAGGATCCCCGCGGCTTCAGGTCGACGACCACCAGCCGTCTCCTGTAGCGACTGGTAGCGCGTCACCTGACGCACCAGGTCCGCAGCGGCCTCGCCACTGGTGGGGTCCAGCTTCAGCTTTTGTTGGGCGTCGACGAGGTCCCGGCCTGCGTCGTCCAGCGCTTTGTTGACCGAACGCAGCACCGCATCGTTCTCGGGGCTTGCCTTCCACACCTTGCGCAGGCGATCGGTGGATTCGCCGCTCTTGCCGGAGAGGTCCTCGAGGAATGCGGCATCGATCGGACGGGCGTGGCTGACGGACTGGTTACCCTGCTCGAGCAGGTCGCGCACCTCTTTGTTGACGTACACCGGTAATTTCAGCTGGGGCGCACGGAAGCCAGTCAGGTCCTGCTCGGTCAACCCGGCGGTGGGCAGGTCAGCTTCACCCCGTGCGGCTCGGGCCGCACGCGCACTGTCGATCCCACTGCGGATCTCCGCCAGTCGCTGCGCCTCCAGCTGCGACTTCGGCACGTAGTCCGGCAGCAGCATCTCCGGGCGGAAGGTGCCTTCGCCCTCAGGCATGAGCGGCTGTGTGCGCGTCGCCGTGCCGATGTCCGACTCCGCCTGGGTGAGCCCGGTCGTGGGCACATCCGGCTCACCGCGTGCGATCCGCGCGGCACGCGCCATGTCGATGCCGCCACGGATCTCGGCCAACCGTTGCGCCTCGAGCTGGGTCTGCGGACGATAGTCCGGCAGCAGCATCTCCGGGCTGAACGTGCCCGCACCCTCAGCCAGGGGTGGCTGGGCACGCGTCAGGTCGCCGATGTCGAGCCCCATCTGGCCCGGCATCTCACCGGTCGGCATGCCCACCGCACCACCGCCGCCGCGAATCTGGGCGTTCAGGTCGCGTACTACCCCTGGCGCTGCCTCGGCAGCCGCTTCGCGCGACTTCGCGATCGGGGAATCGGCGATCGGGTTTTCCTCCATCCAGCGACGGAGGATGGAGCCCACCGTGGACGGTGGCGCCTCGCTCGACAGGACCAGGTCACGCACCGGCCCCGCGATCTCCTCGGGATAGCGCCCCAGGTCGAACAGCGCGTCATTCAGCACGGTCATACCCGCGGCTGGCTCTGCGCGGCCCTCCACCGCTCGCGGTGCATAGCGCGGGTACTCGTTGGGCCCATGCGCCGCGGGTGGATTGAGGGGCGGCGGATTGAGCGGGTTGATGCCTTCCGCGCGCTGACGGGTGCGCAGCGCAGCCTGCACCTCGGGATTCTGAATCGCGTCCAGGCCAGCCTTCGCCAGCGCGGGTGTGACCGCCCCGACGCCCGCGACCCCACCGCCGAGCACGCCACCGGTGAGCGCCGCCTGGGCGATCTCCTCCGGTGAGCCGCCCTGCGCGGCGACGTACCCTGCGTTGCCCAGCGCGCCCTGGACCGCCTGGTTGGCGATCGCGCCGCGTACACCGCCACCAGCAAGGCCTCCAGCGGCTTCGCCGAACGGACCGGCAGCAGCCAGAATAGCCAGCTGCTCCGGATCGGTGAGCTGGTTGATCAGCCCGCCGACGAGCAGCACGTCGCGCGCCGGATTGACGTTTTCGATCGCCTGCTCACGGGTCTGCACATAGCCCCTGTTCCACTCCTGGAGCGCCTGTGCCTGTTCGGCTGGTGGCAGGGTGCCGATGCCGTTCTGGATGGCTTTATCCAGCGGCGAACCCGCGGCGGGCGCCTGCGCCTGAAGCGTGCCGGTGATGTCGGGCAGCGCTCCACCGACCGCACCGAGCACGTCTGGCAGAGTCATCGGTGGACTGCTGGGCGCCGCCAAGCTCTGCACGTCCGTGTAGCGCGAGCCGACAGGATTGGTGAGCGTGTCCGACGGCGTCGGCTGCGCCTGCGCGGGCAGTCCACCGCCAGGGGAGGCCAGCAGCCCACCAGCGGCGCTCCCCAGCGCGTCAGACGCGCCTCGGGCGGTGGAGCCCACCGAGTCGATGAAATCGCCGAATGCGCTCTTGAGCCGCTCCGCGGGGCTCTGGGAGGTCTGTGGAGCCTCTGGCGCGGCCTGTGGCAATGCCTGAGGCTCGCCCACGCTCGCGGCTTGCAGGCCGCCCATGTACGTGTCCGGGCGGTGGGCGGCGATGGTGTCGGGTGTGGTGTCCGGCGGTGAATACCAGTACGTGTCGCCGAGCGGTGGCGCACTGGCCAGGGCGCTGCCACCGGGCGTCTGGTTGGCGATGCCGCCGGCGCCCTGCAAACTGGCCCCGACCAGCTGTCTCGAGTCGGCAGCGTCCGTGCCGGCCGCGCGGCGGAATTCCGGCGTGCCGACGGCGTTCACGCTGGCGATGTTGACGTCGCGCTGGGTCCCACCGGCCTGGATGATCTGCCCGTCGCCGATATACAGCGCCATGTGCTGCATATGCGGATCCGGGTTGTCCATGTTGTAGAAGACGATGTCGCCCGGCCGCGCCTGACTGGGATTGACCGCCTGGAGCTTGCCGTACGCGGCGGAGGTCTGCGCCGGCACATCCACTCCCAGGCCGTTTTTCATCACCCACGAGACGTAGCCCGAGCAGTCGAAACCGTTCGGCAGGCCGGTGGCGGCGTTGATGTCCTGGGTGCCACGTCCACCGGCGCCCGAACCGGAGCCCCAGATGTACGGCTTGTTCAATTGCTGCTTCGCCAGATCCAGCCAGCCCCCCACAGTGTTGCCTGCACCCTGGACGGTTTGCTGGATGTCCTGAACGACACTGCTGCCGCCCTGATAATTGTTCAGGTTGCCCTGGAAGCGGCCAACGTAGCCCGCACCGGTGGTTCCCCGCGCGTCCCGGGCGCCACCCAGGATGTTGCCGTTCGCGTCGACAGCGCCGAAATACGCGGCGGCGGCCTTGTCCCAACTGCCCAGGCGCTTGTAGTTATCGGCCAGAATGTCAGCGCCGCGCTGGATGTTCGTCTCAGGATCGTAGGGATCCTCGCCGGGACGGAAGTGCTGCGGCATGACCTGCATGAAGCCCTTGGCGCCAGCTGGACTCAAACTGTTTGGACCGCCCGCCTCGGTGTCCATGATCGCGGCGATGACCGGCGCCGGGACACCGCTCGTAGCCGATGCCCGCGCGATGATGTCGGAGTTTCCCCTGACGCGATCGGAGGCATTTCCCAGGCTCAATCCACCACCCTGAGGTAATGCGGCACCAGCGGCAGGAGCGGAAACAGGTGCCGGCTGAGGCGCCGGCGGCTCGGCCGGGTCGTAGCTCGAGGCGAACTGTTGCAGATTGGCACCCGCACCCTGCGCCGCTGCCAGTCCCTGACCGAACGCGTCCTGACCGTCGCTGACGCCTTTGTTCAGCCGCTGCCACAGGTCGTCCGCGAACTGCTGCACGTCGCCACCGGCGCGCGCCACCGCCCCGATGCCCTGGCTCCACACCTGGTCGTACCAGCCGCTCAGGTCGGGCTGTGGCGGCCCTGCCGCGGCGCCGGGTGGAGTAATGGAAGTAGGCGCCGCGGCAGGTGTCGGGGGTGGCGCCGGTGGCGCCGGCGACGGTTCGGGCTGCGGCTCCGGGGCCGGAGTCGGCGGCTCCTGCACGGGCGCTGGGACGGGCGCCGGCTCCGGCGGAGGCAGTGTATTGCCGCCACCGAGCGGATTGGTCAGGCTGTCGCTGGGCGTCGGCGCCTGGAACTGGCTGAGCTCGGCGATGCGGGAATTCATGGCGTGCTCGAGCCCGAAGGACTGGATCTTCTGATCCATCTCCTGCGCCGCCTGCTGGCGCTGCCAGTCGTCGTAGGACGTCTCGTCGACGTCCGGGAGCATCGTCATGAGCTAGCGCAGACTCCAGGTGCCGCCGGTGCTCTGGTTGGCGCCGTACTTCGGCAGGCTCTGGTTGTAGAGCGCCTGCACGTCGTTCTTGTCCCAGCCCTGGTTCTCGTACATGCCGAGCAGCATCTGCTGTTGCGACGGCGCCATGTTCTTCCAGCTCTGGGACGAGATCTGGTTCGGCGCGGGCAAGTTCGTGCCATTGCCCAGACCCTGCTGCTGCTGTTGAGGTGTGGCGCCCTGCGAGCCCACACCCACACCACTGCCCCAGACCTGCGCCGGCTGTGCCACGCCAAACTGGCCCATGCCCAGGCCACCCGAGCCGCCCCGAGCGGCACCACTTGCCCATTGCTCGTTCCCGGTGGGCGCCTGCGTCCCGTCACCGGTCCAGCGCTGCATCTGCATACCACCGACCTGGCCAGCGGCGCCCTGGGTGGCGTAGCCGCCGCCGAGCCGCTGTCCTGTCGCACCCGCCCACTGCTCGTTACCGGTGGGCGCCTGTGCATTGCCGCCGGTCCAGCGCTGGTTCAGCCCGCCCCACTGTGGCGCCTGGGCCTGAGCCTGGCCCTGGGGTGCCGGTTGGAGACCCGCCTGGGCGGCGGTCATCACGTCCGTACTTGCCCGTGGCGCGCCGGCCTGCTGGCCGGAGTACGTGCCGGGCAGGTAGTTGTACGCCTGGCCGGTAGTGCCCAGGTTCTGCTGCTCGCTCGGGCGCCCGTAGTAGTTCGGCGTCCCGCTGACCTGGCCGTACGAGTACTGCTGGTTATTGGGCGAGGTCTGGTTCCAGTAGTTGTTGTAGACGTCGGCCGCCATCTGCCCATTGCCGCTGCCGTAGACACTCGGCATATTCAGTGGGCCACCACCCTGGCCGGTGTACGGGTTGCCGCTGACGTCACCCATCATCGACTGCAAGCTCACGGCCTGCGTCGGCACGCCGGTGGTGGCGCCACCGCCCGGCACGTACTGGCCCATCGCTGCCGCCACGAGGTCACGCATCCCACCGGGGGTGGAGCCGAGCACCTGCTGGTACTTCGCCCAGTCGGCCGGTCCGCGCAGGTTGCTGAGCAGGTTCAGATAGCCCATCGCCTGGGACTGCTGCTGGGCCTGCGCCGCACGCGCTTCCTGCTCCGTTTGCAAGCCCTGCATGAACTGCTGCTGCTGGCCCGCGAGCGTCTGCTGCGCCTGCGCCGGGTGCTCCTTGTTGAACTGTGCCACTGCGTTGCTGGCGTCGGCTGCCCAGCGCGACGCGGCCAGGTTGGCGTCGCCCTGGGCGGCATCGAGATAGGCCTGCTTCTCGCCTGCGCTCGCGTCGTAGTTGAAGCGCGACGGGCTGACGTTGGCGTTCTGGGTGGGCGTGTACCAGCCCGTCAGGCCGGCCGTCTGGTACGCATTTGCCTGCTGCTGCTGGAGCGCGGCCTGGGTCTGCGTCCCCGCCACGGGCCCGGTGCCGGGCGCGTAGTACTGGCCGTACATCTGCCCGTAGCCCTGCTGCTGGGAGTACTGCTGTTGCTGCGCGGCTTGCGTCAGGTCACCGACGTTCGGCGCGCCACCGGGGCCGTACCACTGCCCGAACTGGCCGGTGAACCACTGCTCCTGGGGGTTGTTCCACTGGCCGTTCCACATGCCGGTCTGGCCGGCTTCGTCGAGCTTCTGCTGCCACTGGAACTTGGCCCACGCGAGCGCCGTGTTCTGGTCCGAGCCACGCGCCAGGGCGTCGTAGTACGCCTGCTGCGCCGCCGAATTGGCGAGGTCAGCCGTGGCCGGGTTGTAGTAGTTCATCGACATGGGCTATCTCCCTGGCACGTACTGGCTTTCCTGAGCCTGATGCAACCGTATGGCGTAATCTGTGGCTGCTTCTGGGGTGGTGAAGATGCCCAGGTGGCGACCAGTGGTGTAGTACTGGTCGATCGCTTCCGGATTGGACATGATGCGTCCATCCTCGCTCACAGTCGGAATAAGCACTTCGCGGCCATTCTCATCGGCGAACGAAATCGACCGTACTGTGCTGATGTTGCCATCAGAATTGCGGACCACCGGGCGGTTGTTCAGGTCGATGTTCCCGGACGCAATCAACCCCGGCCATGCGGGCACACCGCCCAGATGTGCCGTCAGCGACGGATCATTCAATGGCACCACCGCCTCAGGACCGGCTTCACCGATCAGCGCCACGGTGGGCTGAGTGACGATCCCACCACTGGCCATCGCACGCACCGGTGGACCAAGCGGAGGTGGACCCGGCGGTGGTCCGGGTGGTGGTGCTGGCCACTGGTCCGGCACCTCGAGCGGCGGTGGCGTGGGCACGCGCAGCTCCGGATAGCGGTTCAGGATCGCCTTGTACACCTGCGCGAAGCCCTGCGGACCGAGCCGCTGGAACTCCGCCTCACGCCCCTGGGTGTTGGGTGAACCGTCCGGATTGAACAGGCGGCTGCGGTAGTACTCGAGCTTCTGCTCCTCGGAGATGTTCGCCGAGAACGGTGCGCGCCCGGGTGCAAACGCGAGCGCCACCTGATCCGCGGTCTGGTCGATCCACGCGGCCAGGTCGTCAGCGACGTCGTCCAGAAAGTTGGGCGGGCCGGGCATCTAGCGACCTCCACCGGGCAGTGGCATGGCGTTTGCGGGTGGCGACGGCACCACCGGACCGCCCGGAATGCCACCTGGCGGCATGCCCCCACCGCCTCCGCCCGGGGGAGCAGGTGCGATAGGCAAGCCGTTCCCTGGAGACGGAACGGGATTGCCGGGCATACCACCAGGACCTGGGAGAGGAGGTGCTCCCGGTGTTCCCCCAGGGACGCCGGTCGCGCCTGCACCGGCCATTTCCTGAGGGGACGGCATCCCCGGCGCGTTCAAGCGCTGGGTCTCGATGGTGGCGATCTTTTGCAAGATGCGCGTCTTCAATGCCTGCTGGACTTCCTGGCTACTCTTCAGGTCATGCAGCAGCCACGACTTCTCCACCTCATCCGGATTGCTCCCGGCGCGCTCCACCGCGTCTTCGTACGTGATCAGCTTCAGCTGCATCTTTTCACCGATGGCGCGCGTCTCGATGATTTCATTCGACGGCGTGGACGGCGCAAGCTTTACTTCGTAGCGGTGGATCCCCTTGAGGTCTTCCGGGCCGATGCCGAGCCACGCCGCCTTGGACTGTCCACCGACAGTCTTCTGGCCCTTTTTACCCTCGATCTCCCCCCAGGCGTAGACCTTTTCGCCAATACGGTGCTCGACGAGCCAGCTTTCAAAACCGACGCGCTCGGCGAGCGCCACCTCCGCGTTGTCCACGATGGGGTCCCAGCCGAGCCGGGCTAAATATGCCGCCTGATTCAATGCATAGCCGGACTGATCTGACGCCACCACACCTTGCACCACACTCGGCAATGCCAGCTCCACCATGTCCTTGACGTTGGCAAGTAACTTGTCCACGTCCATGCCCATGCGCGGCTGGTCGATGGGGCTGACGTCGAACGGAAACAGCTTGCCCGGCTCCACCCCCTGGTCCGCGCTGGACGCTTCTCGAGCATCGGTGCCGTACGGCATCTGCGGCAAGCCTGGCAGCGCGCCCGGCGGCGTGGTCTTCTTGAACGCCGGGTACGCCGTCATGTACGCGGAGTTGCCCTGCATCGTGAGTAAGGAGTCGAGCAGCGGGAAGAGACGCAGGAAGCCGAACAGAATCGACAGTCCGGCGCGCTCCGGGAGTCTGGAGCCGGTGCTCAGCCCCAGCGCATGAAAGTACGGACCTTTGAGTGTCTTCAGGATCGGGTCACCGTAGCTGTGGCGCAGCACGCGGCACAGCGTCGCTTCACCGAGCGAGCCGGACTTGTGGCGCTGGTTGGGCCCGCTGAGCAGGATCACCTGGGTCTGGTAGTCCCACGCCTCGATGCAGCGGATGGTGTTCTCTGACTTGCGCGTCATCATGTGCGCCCATTCGCCGCGCGCCAGCTCCACCGCCCGCGGGTCAAAGCCGCTCCACGTCTTGGGATCCACCACGTTGCCGCTGGAGTCCAGGCCGGCGCCGAAGCGCTCGAGCGCCTCGAGGTAGGGCAGCTCTTTGATCTCCATGCACAGCGTGTAGCCGTTTTCGTTCTTGGCGTAATAGAACGTCTCGGGCGGCACGTCGGTGCTGGCGATGGGGTACGGCAGGCTCAGCTTGTAGCCCTCGGTGGTGTGGTCATAGATGCGGTCCTTCGCATCCTGATCCATCTGGGCGTAGTCCTCCGCCTCCTGGAGCTGCTTCTCCAGATCCTTGGCTTTGTCGGAGTACTCGCCCCACGCCGTCTTGCAGCGCTCGACGGTCTTGATGATGCCCTCGCCTTTGACGGCCATGCTCCACATGAAGCTGCGCAGCAGCTGCCGCCGTGCTTCCGACTCCTGGCGCTTCCAGCTGCTTTCGAAGAAGTGCTCGCGCAGCGTGGAGTTCTGCTGGTACACGTCGCCGAAGCCGATCGGCTTGAAGATGACGCTCTGTGGATTCACGCTGAGCGCCGCGGTCACGGTATTGGCGATGTGCAGCGCCAGCGGTGAACGGACCTCGACGGCGGTCTTGCGGTACGCGTCGGGAATCTCCACCGGCAGCTCGCCGAAGACCACCGCGTCGATGTCGGTATACAGCTCGTCGCGATCCTTGAACTGGCGCGTCAGCTCCTGCGCCGTCTCGAGCACGCCGCGCTCCATGGCGTCCTGATCGGACGGCTTCTTGAACCAGCCATTCGGTGGCGGCGTGGACAGCGTGCTCATGGGGTGTCGTGCTTGTTCTCCGGATAGGGCGTGGTGGGTGGAATCTTCTTGATCGGCGGACACTTCGCCGGGCGCTCGCTCACCGCTTCTGCTCCGTCACGAACAGTGTCGAGTAGGCGCCGGTGTACAACGTCATCTGTGGCGGATTGGCACCCACAAACACCGCCACACGGTGAGTGCCGGACGGAATGGTGAGGTATATGGTGCCGCTGACGTACTGCTGGTAGCCGCCCGCTGGCACATTCACGATGGCCAGCCCGTACGATGGCGCGCCATCGTAGCCGATGCCGAAGTAGCAGCCCCCGCCGGTCTGTGAGTGGGCGTAATTGACCGACCACTCGATGCGACACGGATTGCCCGTAAAGTTGCCGGTGCCCTGGATCACGGACTCCACCCATGGCCCGACGGTGTACACGTTGCCCGGCGCGCCGACGTAGGAGGCAACCAGTTGCTGCACTGCATTCGCCTGGATCTGGCTGGTGCCGACGCAGTTGGCCGGCAGCGTGAGGCTGCCGCCAGCCTGCGGTGCGATGGTGATGTTGCTGCCGAAGATATTCAGTGGCAGGTACGCACTGGTGTCACGGTTGACCGCCAGGATGTAGCCGGCCTGCGAGGGCTTGTCGAAAAGCAACTCCAGCCCTGAGCCAGTCTTGAGTGCCGCAGAGGTGAGGTTGTCCACGGCACGCACCGAGCCGAAGTCCCCGATACCCAGGTGCTTCAGCAGTCCGTCGGTGCGACGCTCCCGACCACTGTCGACGAGCGTCCGGTAACTGGCGGCGAGCTGGCTCACGCGACCTTCAGCCTCCGGGCGCGCTCGCGCTCGCGCTCCAACTCACGACCGGCGTGGCGGTGGGCGTACATGCAGGCTTTACACCACGGCTGCAAACCGTCAACTTTCGCCCGGTTACGCCAGAAGTCGCGAATCGACAACCAGTGCTGGCAACCAGTACAGAACTTGCTGTCAGCACCCCACGGCTCCTGGGTCACGGCCAGTCCCCGGCGTAGTTGTAGTGACGCGTCGCCGCGTCGAAGACGTAGTGGTGGCGGATGAACACCTGCTCCATGGCTTCGTCGGCGTACTGCGGCGGATAGCACGTCAGCACCGGGATCACCATTTCGACTTTCACCTGCTCATCCGGAATGTTGAGCTGCTCACCATCCAGTGGCCCGCCCCACAGCACGGTCTGCATCGCCTCATCTCCCACCCCCGAACACCAGGCGGCTGGTGGTTTCCACCGCCGCCGGTTGTGCTTCCGCGCACAGGCCGTACCTGAGCGAGTCGACCTCGTCGTCAGGCGTGCGCGTGCTCCCAATGCGATCCGCGACGTCCTCGTTGTTCAGCGGATCGATCACCATCGCGGGCAGATTGCGGGTCAGGTTCGGGCAGCGCTGGTGCATGATCTTCAGCCGCGGCAGGTCCTCGAGCTCGACCTTGCGCTGCGCCGCGGTGGTCGGTCCCCACGCCAGTGCCCGACGCACCACCCCCCAGCCCTGGACGCGGTTGTTGAAACCGGGCGTCATGCCGCTGATGGCCATGTCGCCGACGCCGTGGGCAGCGTAGATCTGGGCGATGCTGGGACGGTTGGTCTCGGTGCGCGCGTTGTACATGCTGGGATCGAGCACCACCAGCTGGATGCGCTCGTCACGGCTGCGTTCCACCAGGATTTGCGCCTGCTCCTCGTCGCGGAGCTTCGCCGCGGACACCTCGCGGTACACGTAGATGTGGCCGCCGGGTCTGTCGCGCGCCATCCACAGCGCGACCCACGGATTGGCGAAGCCCCAGTCCACGCTGATCCAGCGCATCCAGTCCGCGGGGATGTCGAAGGTCTCGCACAGGTGCTGGCGCGGATCGAACTCGGTGAAGTACATGCCCTCGGCGGCCACCCTGAGACCGAGCAGGAGGCGATCGCGGAGGTAGCCGGTGAGCGCCTCGAGGGGGGCTAACCGCTGCGGGGTGATGGTGGGGTTGTCAGCATGCTTGGCGAACAGGAAGCGCGTCTTCTGCTGGCGCTCGCGCTCGTACAGCCAGAAGCTCGGCTCGCGCGGGTTCAGGTCGGCGATCAGCTGCTGGTACGGCATGGTGCCGCCGCGGCCGGTGACGCGCGTGGTGAGGATCTCCCAGTCGTCACGCGTCAGCTCGCTGACTTCCTGGACGTAGCACAGGTCGCCTTCGAAGGACTTCAGCCGCTCGGGGTCGTCCAGCCCGAACAGGTAGATCTTGCTGCCGTTGGTGTAGCGGTACTCCTCGGCGTTCCACAGCTTGCAGGAGCCCTCAGGGGCGACGTAGCGCTCGAAGGTGGCCATCGCGGTGCTGGTCAGGCTCTTGCGCGTCTTGCGCACGATGGCGGCTCTGGCGCCGGGGTACTTCGTCATCGCCAGGTGCAGCTTCTCCAGGCACGCCCTGGACTTGCCGCAGTCCGCGGGGCCTTCGACGACCACCTCGTGCTCCCTGGCTCGGAAGAGCTCGGCGTTCGCGCCGAGGGGACGGTACGGTTTCTGAGCGTCCTCGAGACCAGCCGTGCTGTGGGTGGGCTCCACCACCAGGGTGGCGACGACGTTGCCGCCGGTGGTGCGAAAGTTCTCAGCCCGGTTAGACGCGGTGGGCGGCACGCGCCTGCTCCAGCCGTCGACGCACGAGCGGACGCCACTCCCAGCGACCGGCGCGTCGATTCGGTACGTAGTCGTCAGCCAGCAGCGACTCTTTAAAGAGCGAGTCGGTGAGCATGAACCCACCCGTGCCACCATCACCGTCACGCGGGCCACCGTAGACCGGGCCGCACGCGCCAACAGGCCACAGCAGCGTGCCTTGCCGCCTCCGCACGAGGTCGTCAGCCTGTAGCTGAACGAGGCTAGACGCTGTTCCAGGCATCCGCGTCCACGGCCTTCACGACCTGGGTCTGGGTGACCGTCAGCTTGTCGCCGTACTTCTCGGGCTTGTGGGCCTGGAGCAGCTTGGTCAGCATGGCGTCGCTGGGCCGCCACTCGTGGATCTCCTCGTACAGCAGCCCGTGCCTGTAGACTCTGCGAACCAGCTTCGAGCCGGCCACGGCGCGGATCCTGGCCTCGGCCTCGAGCGCCTCCACCGCCTCGGCCTCGGCCTGGTGGAAGCGCAGCAGGAACTGCTCGTCCTGCTCCTGCCAGCGGCGCAGCTGCGTTCGGGTGATGCCGCCGGCGGCCTTGAGCGCCGCCTTCAGGTCACCCTCCGCGGCGTAGCTGGTCAGGAACGCGCTCTGGGGATCGAGCGTCTTGTCGACGATCGGCTCACCCGTTCCGGGTGAGGACGCCTGTTCCGTGGGCGAGTCGTTGCGCACGTTACGCACCAGGTGGTTTTCGCGATGGCGATGCACTGCGTAGCGCGTCACACCCAGATCACGCGCAATCTCAGTGATGTTGTGCGTCCTTCTCAGGGCGGCGTCCACCTCGGCGCGCCGGGGATGGGCACATACCCCGCATCGCTGAGGCATCAGCAGCGAGTGTAGGCTCGAAACGGACACTCGTCCACTTTCCTCCGGCGCACGTGTCGCACGCAGGTCGGTTTAGCCCTCAATCGAGCGGGCGATTGATTGGTCGACCAGCCCTTTCGCCTGTCTGGAGCACCGCTCTCGGCGGCAAACGAGCGGCTCGGGGCTGGTGGTACCCCTGGCCGCCCCTCTCGCGCGCGTCTAGCGGTTCGCGCGGACCACGCTGCACCGAGGCCTCGGTCGCGCCCCGCGTCAAACGACAGCGCCGGGGTGGTCCGCCGATCCGTGCTAGGCCACAAACTACCGTGTGGCAGCTGCCCGGCAGCCCCCGTAGATGTGGCGCCAGGATACCCCCGGGTCCGCGCCAGCACACCGGGCCCAATGGCCGGCTACTGGGGCGCCGCGCCGTTCCACAAGTACCACGCGCCAGGACTAGAACAAAGTCGCTAAAAACTTTAACAAGTCCAATCTCAACATGTAAACGCAATCGTAGAATCCGATCCGATATAGTTCTGGGTGTCGAGAGCGAAACAAGAGCTCTCGCAAACAAGCGGCCCGGCCGGGTGTGTCACCACCCAAACCGGGCCTACCACCCAAGTGGAAAGGACCCACTCGAATGGCTCACACAACTGTATCCGCTAGCGCTCACAAACGCGTTGCTATCCCCCGCATCTACGTCCCCGGCACGACAACGTTGCTACTCACCGAAGCGCGCAAGATGCCTTGTCCGTCATGGAGCCTACCGGCCCGCGTGGCCTGTCCATTCGCGCTCAAAGGGCCCGACGATATCTGCGGATCCTGCTATGCGGACAAGGGCTCATACACCCAATACCCCAACGTGAAACGTGCGCAGCACACACGGTATGCATGGGCCCGCGAATGCATGCGGACTGCCGAAGGTCGCGCGGAATTTATCCGGGTAATGGTTGACGCGATCCGGCGCACAAGGCTTGCGTACTTCCGGGTGCACGATTCCGGCGACCTCTTCTCACCCGTCTACACCAAAGTGTGGGGTGACATTGTCAGAGCTCTACCAGGGGTTCGCTTTTGGTTTCCGACCCGATCCTGGCGCGCGTTGCTCAACGCCGGCTCGGCCATGGCCGATATCTGGCAAGAGGCATTGTCCTACTTGACTAGCGCGCTCAACGCCATTGTCCGGCCGAGCGCAGACAAGTTTGGCGATGCTGCGCCCATGATCCCGGGCTTTGCGGCTGGCTCCACTGCAACGGACGCCGGCTACTCTTGCCCGGCCAGCCGTCAAGGTAACGCGTGCCAGGATTGCCGGGCATGCTGGAATCAACCTAACGATCCAATTTCTTACCGGCGCCACTAGGCGTCGGCATTCACCCGTAGGAAGAGTCACCACCATGATCCCGGATGTTGACCGCGCCACTGTACTGGCCGCGATCCGCACGTTTGACCGCAACGGTGTCGAGTACAAGTGGAGCGCGAACAAATTCGCGCTCACGTACAACGGCCGCCCGTACCCACCGAAAGTAATCGTGAGTCTGGCCACCGGCCTGCCGGTGAGCGCGTTCTCCGGTGGCGATGGTGGTGGGGCTGCAAACCCATGGTTGCGCAAACGCGGCTTTGAGGTTACCCGCCGGGATGGCGCCCCGGCCGGCAACGCGAAACGTGCGCCAGAAACCACCCCGGAGGCCCAATCATGACAACGCTCAGCACCGGTGCCGTGCGCGAACTGGAACGCGAGATCCGGCGCCAGATTCTGGCCATTGATAACCCCCCGGTGGAGGATGCACTGTTTAGCCTCCTCGCCCTAGTCGTCGACATCCGACAGAAACAAGAGAGTCACCACCCATGAAGTACACAGTCACAATCAAGCAAGTGCGCTACGCCACGCTCGGACTGGATGGGCGATGTCTGAGCAGCGCCGCGTGAGGCCGCGCCCCACGCCCTACACCATTCTGTACGGACGCGACGGCTACCGGGCCGCCTGCGTCCCGTGCGAGTGGCTGAGCCCCGTCCTGCGTAGCACGTACGAGGTCGCCGCCGCCGATGCCCTCCACCACCAGGAGAGTCACCCATGAAACTCAAAGAACCGGATCCGCGGCGAGTGCGCATTCAGGTCTCGGCGATCGCGCCCGGCGGCAAAACCGTGCCGGGCTCGAGCCGCTCGCTAGTGGTATTCGAAACGACCCCGGAAATCATCATGCGCCTCATTCAAGAGGCGCTCAAGCCGGCCAGCTTTTCGGCGACCGACAAACTGATCCTGGATCTCTGCCAGGAAGCCGGCGACAAGATCACCGACACCGACGCCACCCTCACAGCATTCCGCGCTAGCTATTCCGCTACAGACATCCAGGCAGCTGCCGGGGGTGATCAGCACGCCCTGATCCGGCTGCGCAAAGCGTGCGGCCTCGCCGCCTTCAAGGAGAATCCATGACTACTCCGGACTTTGACCAGCACCTGGTCGACTACACCGTTCGCAACATCACCACCGGCGACGAGGAAGACATCCGCGTCCTCGAGTTGGATCCAGACGAGGTCGCCGGCTTCCCGGCTGCTGTCCGCGAGCAGGTTGCCGCACTGATCGCCGACGGGCAGCACAGCAACGCGCGCTGGACCGTGAACCAGGAGCGCATTCTGCAATTGCTGCTGCCCTTCATCACCAACCGGGAGCTCTACGAACACGACTACCAACTGTGGGAAGCGCTCGTGCTCGATCCGGAGCAGCCGGCCACAGACATCTACCCACCGGAGGACGTCGCATTCAAAGTGCGCGGCGTCCTCGACCAGGCCGTGAGCGCCGCGATAGAGAACTGGAACGAAGGCCACTGGGACGACTGGACGGTGAGCACCACCGAGCGTACGGCGCTCGAGGCCCTGATTGGCTTCCTACAGTCACTCACCGAGATGTCCGACGAGGATTACGAGTCCCATCGCACGCTCGTGCTGCGCGAACCATGATCACCGTCACCCTCAGCCTGACGCCGCTACAACTCAACACCCTGATCACGGCACTGTCGCACGAGGCTGACGAGGTCCACGCGTGTGACGGCATGGCCACCGGCTATGGCTACTTCGGCGATGACGGCGACGAGACAGTAACGCTCGAGCAGGCCGACATCGCGCTAGCTGAACTGTGCGAGATGCTGACACCCTACGTAGACGCCCACCTGTAGCGTGTTAGAGTCACCGGCGCGAGCGTCGGCGTTGTGGTGACTCTCCGCTCGCAACGTAAAGCCCCCACCGATTTGTTGCGGAGAGCCGGTGGGGGCTTTTTTCTGTTTCGCGACGAAGCGCTACCACAGACGCATCTGCGCGGGCTTCCGGGGCGGCTCGAGTGCCTGGCGCAAGTACTCGAGCAGTTGCTCGCGCCACCGCAGCGCGAAGCGCAGGCAATTGGCGCAGTTCTTGTGCAGCTGGCTGCCGCACAGTGTGGGTTTGCGGCGCGCGTCGTAGGACCAGGCCATGCTGTCCGCCGACACCAGGTAGCGCACCAGCAGGCGCAGTCCGTTGGTCTTCACACCGAAACCGTGCAGGCGGAGACCCAGCGCATGCAGTGCGCGGCACACCGACAGCGCCTCGTACGTGCCCTGCCGACGACACACGCTGCCGATGCCCACGATGGACTCCTGGCGCAGGTCGACGCCAGAGGCGGCGTACATGTCCACGTGGCGCAGGTAGTCGGCTTCGGTCCAACCTTGCAGCACCGGTGCCCAGGCGATCTCCGGCGCCCGGTCGCGGAGCTCGAGCAGGCTCGCCACCGACAGCGCCTGGTGCGCCGCCACACTGAGGCCGGTCTTCTGCAGGATCCACGGCTCGCACATCCAGTCCTGAATCGCCGCCCACTGAAAGTCGGCCAGGCTCTCACGGTAGCGGCGCACGTCGGCAACGTACTGGCGCGCGGTGATGCGCCACTGGCCCTGGTTTTCTGCGGGAGGTGACCATGCGGGTCACGCCGGCTACGGCGCTTGCCGCCTTCGCAA